TATTTCTAAAATTCATCGAGATGTCGATAGTAGGCACTTTGATTTTTACTAAATTTGATGTATCAATATTTATCAAATTAATATGACCCATATTTATTAGCGTATTTTTGTAAATATTATTGAATTTTGTCATCTGATTAATAGTTTTTCTTAATTCTTTAGAAGGTTTTGTCGCTTCAAACACGGCGTTTCTTAAGTTAAAAATAGTGTTGTTTAATACTGGTCTGACATCTTTAAATGGATCGATATACATTTTATCACCTCCAATCTGATGCAAAAGCATTCAGAAAAATTATACCAGAAAGGAGAACGGATTAAGTGAGCGAAAGAAAAAGTTTATCTAACAAAACAAGATTTGAAATATTTAAAAGAGATAATTTCACTTGTCAATATTGCGGGAAATCAGCACCAGAAGTTGTGTTGAATGTAGATCATATAGAACCTGTTTCAAAAGGCGGTACAAATGATTTGTTCAATCTTATCACTTCGTGCTTTGAATGTAATAACGGTAAAAGCGATAAAAAATTAGATGATAAAACACAATTAAAAAAACAACACAATGAATTAATCTTATTGAATGAACGTAAAAAGCAAATAGAACAAATGATGGAATGGAAAAAAGAATTAAAATCATTCGAAAAAACTCAAGCAGAAATATTAAAAGAATATATTGAAGATGCAATGCTTACTCAAATCACTGACAAAGGATTAAAAAATATTAATATTTGGTTGAAAAAGTATAGTTTTGAAGAACTGATAAATGCAACTGATAAAGCTATTGAAAGATACATTGATAAACCAAACGAGGTTATATTTACTAAGATCGAACGTATTGCTTATTATACAAAAAATCCTGTTCCAGAATATGTTAAACACAGTAGATATGTAATCGGAATTTTAAGAAACAGAGGACTATATTTCAATGATAACGTTGTGAGAGAACTCGTCAAATCTTGGATAGATGAAGGTTTAGAAATAGAGGATCTAATGTTACATGCAAAAATTTCTAAAAAATGGACTGAATTTAAAACGAATATAATCGAGGTTTTAGAGGGTGGCGAGTATGAATAAATTGTTGATTGATGATTATCCGATACAAGTCTTACCCACTCTGGCAACTACGATTGGTTTAAATGAAGCGATAATATTACAGCAAATTCATTACTGGTTAAATAAATCTAATCATAATTATGACGGGAAAATATGGATTTATAACTCATATCCAAAATGGATTGAGCAATTCCCGTTTTGGAGCGAAAGCACTATAAAGCGTACAATAACAAGTTTAGAAAAACAAAATTTGTTATATATCGGCAATTACAATAAAGCTGGTTTTGATAGAACAAAATGGTATTCGATAAACTATACCGCACTTAACGAATTGGTGACCCGACCATCAGGTCAAAATGACCCGACGATGAGGTCAAAATGGTCTGACGATGAGGTCAATATGACCCCACCAATACCAGAGATTACTTCAGAGACTTCTCCAGAGACTACTTCAAAAGATATATTGTCGGGCAACCCGACTATGTACCCTTACAAAGAAGTAATTGACTATCTTAACCAAATGACAGGAAAACAGTTTAGGTCGACTACTAAAAAGAACCAAACATTAATAAAAGCTAGAGTAAACGAAGGTTTTAATTTAGATGACTTTAAAAAGGTTATCGACAACATGACTAGTCAATGGCTAAACGATAGCAAGATGAATAAGTACTTACGACCAGAAACGCTATTTGGCACAAAATTCGAGGGTTACCTTAATCAAGGATTACAAACTAGCGGCATGGATCAATTAGAACGTATGAAGTATGACGAAAGTTATTGGGATTAGGAGTGATTAAATGCAATCGATGGGAAGTCTAGCACGTAATATCAAACCTAATAACAAAATTGTGGAAGAAAAGCACAACCTTAAATGTGAAAGTTGCGGTAACACTTATGACTATTACAAGTTTAGCAATGGACAAGAATTTAAACATGGTTGTGACTGCGCAATGATTGAAGCAGGAAAAGAGGCAGAAAAGAAACGCAAGCAACGAGCAATTAACAATATATTTAACCAGTCAAACGTTAACTATTCTTTGAAAGACGCAACGGTCAACAACTACAAGCCACAAAACGACAATCAAGCTCAAGCGAAGCAAACTGCAATTGAGTATGTACAAACATTTTCTAACGAACAACCTAAATCGCTAATTTTGCAAGGTTCATATGGTGCCGGTAAATCACACCTAGCCTACGCAATAGCTAAAGCCATTAAAAATAAAGGTTATTCAGTTGCATTTATGCACATTCCAATGTTAATGGATCGCATCAAAGCGACCTACAACAAAAACGCAACTGAAACGACGGACGAGCTTGTAAGTCTTTTAAGCAACATTGATTTACTTGTACTTGATGATATGGGTGTGGAGAACACAGAACATACGCTTAATAAGCTATTTAGCATTGTGGATAATCGTGTTGGTAAGAACAACATATTTACCACAAATTTCAGTAACAAAGAATTAAACCAAAACATGAACTGGCAACGTATCAACTCGCGAATGAAGCATAACGCCAGAACTGTAAAAGTAATCGGTGATGATTACAGGGAGCGTGACGCATGGTAATTACGACAATCACAAAAGAGTTTTTGAAAGAAAATCTCGACTGTTCAGATGTGTACGCTCAGAAAATGATTGAGTGGGCACAGGGCGACGATATAAGGTTGTATGACCTGTTTATCCAAAAGAGAGTTGAACGCAACACACGGCAAGATATGACGATATTAGAGGTGGATTAAGTGACGGAAACAAGAATAGAAATCTTTTACAAAGATGAAAAACACTTTGATAAACCTATGGGGTCACCTAGACCCCGCTTTAGAAGAGTGAAACAGTTTGTGCAGACCTATATGCCTACGCATTATACAAAACACAAAAATTTCATTGCTGAACAAATGACAGATTTAAAAAGTGAAAGAGATATTAAGTTGACAGTCGAGTTTTACTTCCCTCCTTTAAAAAGTTGGTCGAAGAAAAAGCTAACTGCAATGTTAACAAGATACAAAAACACAAAGCCTGATTTAGATAACTTGTTAAAGACAGTGCTTGACGCTGGCAATGGGAAGCTATGGAATGATGACAATCAAATTGTTGAAATCAGAACATTCAAAAAATATAGCGATATTGCTAGAACTGTACTGATCATAGAGGAGTTGAAAGATGATGATGTTTAATCTTTATAACGCTAACAAAGAGCCTGTTGTAATCGTGAGTAGAAACATTGATGGTCAATATCATGTTAAAGGATTAGACAATACGCAACTAGCGCATATCAATCGGACTACTGATGATATTGAGGAGTTCAAAAGTACCTTCAATCTTTTGAGCTTTGAGGAGTTAGGTCAATTGGATCTAAGCGAGTTACTGGATTTTTAGGGAGGTGGCAAATGTGGGTAAAAAAACATTTTTTACTGATGAAGAAAAAGAAATCATGAAACAAAACGGAATAGCTCTTAAGACTGCTTGGAGAAGAATAAATGAGTTAGGTTGGTCACGTGAAAAAGCGATAACAGAACTACCGAAAAAGAGTCGTACTAAAGCTGTGGAATTTGAGGAAAGAGAGATTGCAAAACTCAAACCTATTCCGGACTCAAAAGAAGCGTACCAACGCTTTTTGGATAGTCGTGTCGACAAATCACACCTAACTAAGTACCCGCAATCAGTTGAACATAGCGATTACTACAAATTTTTAGAGAGTGTGTCGACATGGTCATGAATGATGTTGAGTGGAAAAATATTGATTTTATCGGACTAACAAGGTCGCAAAAAGCAAAGATGATACACAAAGGTATCACACCTAGCATCGCATTGAGCAGGTACAAAAATTACTGGAGCATTGACGAAATTGTTAATACCAAACCTTATACGAAAAGGAGAAAACGAAATGGAAATCAAAGATTTGAAAATAAATGACGAAGTGAGTGTGGTTGTTAGCTCACAACGCCTTAGAGATACTGACGATGAGAAGTGGGTTTATGAACCTATTTTTGAAACGGGCAAAGTGACAAGAGTGGATGAAAAATATGAATTCGCAGAGGTTACTTTTAAAGATGGGGCAATCGGTGAGATTGATAAGGAAACGGAGTGGTACAAGATTCCGAGCAATACAAAGATTGCGACGCATGAAGATGTGGTGAATAATCCA